CTATTACCCATAAAAAGGATAATTATAATAAAATAAAATGAAAAAATTTAATAATTTCACACTCTTTAATGAGTTAATTAATAACTATATATCCCAAATATCATCTGATGTACCAAAAGAAACCTTAATTAAAATAACAGCATGATTCAATAAATTAAATAATATTATTGAATACATGTTGTACACTAGATTTCAACCTAGTGTTAAAAAAATTAAGTCGACTCGTAATATATCTGGTGATTTAAGACAATTACTAATAAAACAAGGTAAAATTAAATTAACACCGGCAGAAGAGCAGATTAACTTACTTGAAATTATAAAGTATTTTAAACTGCTTGAAAACTTTATATTAACCAGAAAGAATCGTGTAAATGAAGTTAATGACTTAAATCTATCTAGATTTAAATCTATCGCCCTAGAATGTTACGATACTCTCCCAAAACTATTATTCGAGGTCGAACAATCAGGTTCAGTGATAGAGAAATTGTCATTAACTTTACTATTCTCGATAATAATAGTATACAGACAATTTAAAGTATCAGCTGTGTTTGATAGTTCTACCATGACAAATGAATATTCTGGTACAAGAACGATTTCAGATGTACTTAATTCTGAATTTTCACATCAAAATATATACAACTGATTAAATTCTATAGAAAATTTAGAAGATATTAAGCCACATATTAAATTACTACTCTACTGTGGAAACGCTGCATCACCGTCAGGCGGTGCCAGTGGTATTAATTTACTAAATGATGTGTTGGCTATCGCTAGAGACTCACGTCTATGGCTAGCCGCACATAATTTAGCAAGTAACTTTGAAGGATATGAAGTATTCTCAAAGCTGGTTAATGCTATCAATGATAACATGTTGTCACATCGTATAATAGATAACGAGTGAGTTGCTATTAAAAGAGGAGACATCGATCCAGAACTAAAGTTAATGCATTCTAAGGTGTTTACTTTTACAGCACCGGGTGGTAAAGCTAGAATAATTGCAATGGCAGATTGAGTATCTCAAACTGCTTTAAGTGCAATACACTTTAGCTTATTTAAATTACTCACTTTACTTAAAAGTGATACAACATTTAATCACCCAAGTGGATTAGACTTGTATCAGAATTCAGCTCAAGATTTTATATCTGTTGATCTATCTGCAGCTACTGACAGGATACCAAAGGAATTACAAGCTAGAATATTAGAATGTTTGTATAATAAACTAGGTTATAATGGAAAGAGTATAGCAGATAATTGACTTGAACTTATGTCACGCGATTTTAGTACAAAAAATTCTGCATTTGAAAAGCAGACAAAAAGTATTAGATATACAGTTGGACAGGGAATGGGATTATTTTCATCATGAACATGCTTATCAATAACACATCACTATATAGTAAATCATCTCTGTCAAATAGATAGAGATAATTATAAACTAGTTGGTGACGATTTACTGATAAGAAATGGATATGATAAGTATAATATTTATTTAGAATTTATGCAATCTATTGGTATGTCAATTAATACACAGAAAACTATAATCTCATTAAAAGCGCCACATACAATAGAATACGCAAGGAATTATATTATAAATGGACACTTAATAATTCCTGTACCTATCGGTACTGCTATAGCATGACTTAGAGGTCAAGTGCCTACAGAGACTCTCATCTGGTCTCACCGTTTGATACTAAATCATAACTATTTGATTAAGCTAATAGAATTACTAGAAGGAAAA